CCATCTGCATAGCCTCGTCTTCCCATTGCTCCACCTGCTCCGCCTAAATCTCTTCCAGTTGTTGTTCCACCTCTTAAGTAATTAAGCTCTCCTCCTGTTGCTCCTTGCGCTACATCTACTGCGTTAGATCTTTTCCCTATAGTTAAACTTGCTGGAGCTGTATCTCCTACTCCTGATGGAGTTGCATTAAATTTTAATTTTGAAATAATAGCAAGTTGTGCTGCTCCCATTGTAGCAATCATACCTATAAGTGCTTTTCCTAAAGGAGCTGTAACTGGATTTGATAGTAAAGGAAATGCTCCTGCAATAGCAGCTGCGGTTGATGCAACAACTTGAGCCATTTGTATTTTTTTATTAATCTCAAATTCTTTTCTTTTTATACTTTCTTTTTTCTTTTCTAATGCAGCTATCTTTGCTACTGATTCTGCTGATTTACCGTCTCTTTTCTTTTCTGCGTCAATCAAAGCATCAACTTCTGCTATTTGTTGTTGATTATAAGCAGAAAATAATTGAGAAACTTGTGCTAGTGAAGCTGCTACTGCTGTTCCTATTGCTTCTACTTTTTGTGCGCCTGTTTCTGCATTTTCAAATGTTGTTGAAAAACTAGTTGCTATTGAGACCATATTAGCACTAAATACTCCAAGTTGAGATGCAAGTGCTCCTTGTTCTCCAAAAACAGATTTCATTGTTTCTGCAAAGCTTAATATAACTGTCTCAAAAATTTTTGCTTGCTCTATTTCACTAGTAAAAAGAGGGTTTCCATCTTTGTCTTCCATCTTTGCAACATCCAAGAGATTTTTTAAGCCAAGCATATCATCTCCTGATGAAGAACCTTTAAATACTTTTTCAAATATAGTATTCATTGTATCTTCAAATGAGTCCTCTGCATTATCAAAAGACTTTTCAATTGCTTTTCCAGCATTTTCTCCTGCTTTTTTAATTTTATCTAAACTTTCGTCAATGTCTGCAATATTAGGAGTAACTTCAGTGCTTAATTCAAGGAATCTATCTACTTGAGGGCCTAATCCTTGATTCCTTAACATCTGTACAAAGTCAGAAGCGCCTTCTCTAGTAAAATCACTCGAATTAAGTCCTAAAGTTTGAGCCAATGCTTCTTTTTCAGCTTTTCTTGCTGCATTCTGTTCATCTGCAAGTAGAGTTGCTCTTTGTTTTAATACTCTTAATTGAGCTTCAACAATGTCAAATTCAATTTGAGCTAATCCTTTTTGTAGTTTCTCATCTTCTTCCGCTGTCTCTAATCTTAATTTTTCTTTATCTAAAGCAAGTTGAAATTCTTCTTTAGGAGTAAATTTTGTTGTACCTCTTTCTTCAAACGCGTTTAGTTTAGCTGATAAGGTTAAGCCTTTTGCTTTTTCTTTATTAAGATTTATTTGGGTTTGTAGTATTTTTTTGTCAGCTAACATTCTTGCTTTCTGTATATCTAGATGTTCTGTTGCTTTTCGCACTTGTTCTTCTAACTCAAAAGTTTGAACTCCCAGCATAGCTGTCAAAGCTGCTTGAACACTTGTTATTTGTTCAGTTGTTAGTCCTAGTTCTTTTTCTCTGCCAACAAGGCTGCCCATTGTTGCTAATTGTCTAACTCTTTCCTCTGTTAATTGAGTTGCACTAACTTTTCTATCAAAATCTTGTTGTAATCCTTCAAGTTCTAATTTTCTTCTTTTATTTGTTATTTCAAAGTTAATTTCTGCAACTTCTGCTGAGAATTTAGCAATTTTGTTAAACATTTTTTGTAAAGAAGCAAGTTGCTTTAATTCAGCTTTTTGTTTTATAAGAAGCTCTTGTTGTCTTGCAAAACTTAATTCTACTTGCTCTAATACTGCTAGTCTTGCTTTTGTGTCATTACCAGCAGCTTTTAAAGCTTTTCTTTGATCTTCTGTTAACATGCTGATAATAGCGTTATCAGTTACAATATCATCTAATAAAAGTTTTTGTTCTTTTTGACTTAACGTAGTATCTTGCACACTTGCTGTTATTTGTTTAAATGTTGCGAGGGGCTTATCAACTTGTGTTTTTGTTATCAAAGAATCTGAAAAGGCTCTTGCCGAATCTCTAGCGCCATCAACTGCAGATTTAACATTTTTAAAACTTTCTACTTCTTCTTTTGCTCTTTCTCTAATTTGTTCTCTTATCTTATTTTGTTCCTCATCAGTATCACTAAAGAAACCATCTGCCTCTTCAGCAGCCCTTAATTTTGCAACAAGAGTAGCCATTTCTTTTGTTAAATCATTGCCATCTACTTTTAATTGTTGTATTAATTTATTTGTATTATTTGCTATTTGTTCCTGTGCAGTGTCTCCAAATAGTCCAGAGAAAAATTTATTTATTTGTTTTACTATTGGACCTGTTTCTGCTTGATATTTATTAAATGCATCTACTTGCTCATCTAATGCAGTAATAGTACTAAGAGTTGTTTCTTTTAGTGCAAGAGTTGCATCTACTATTCCTTTGAAGTTACCTTCTTCTGAAAACTTAGTAATACTTTCGGTAGCGTGTTTTACTTTTTCATCAAGTATATCAAACGATTCAGCAGCATTTTTATTTGCATCTTTTAAAGCGCTTTGCTCTTCACTAAAGAATCCAAAAAATTTTGCGAGCGCTGGCCCGAAAGATAGTAAAAGTGTAATTGGTAAAAGTAAAGGCATTATAGGGGCTAAAGCTGCTTGGATTTTTACTCCCATAACCGTAGCTGCCATACCTGTTTTTAACATCATTTTACCAAAAAATCCAGTTGAAATACCTGCTGTTTTTGCATTAGCTTCATAAATTTTTATTGCACTGTTAATACTTCCTAGTCCAGCTCTAAAGCCTTTGAGTTCTGTTGTAGCTGCAACAGCTCCAATTGCATCAGCTTTAAACATTTTCTTTGCCGAAGCTTTAGCAGTTAGATCAGCAAAACTTCCTTTTGCAGGAGTCGCATCTATATCTGCTGCGGATTGTGCTTCTAAGTTTACAATTTCAGTTCTAAGTCTTAGTTCTTCTTTTAATGCAGCTAGTTCTTTTTTTGAACCTTCATTTTGCATTCTTTGTTTAAGACCTCGTTTAGTTTCTAAGTCAGCTATTCTTTGAGTAATAACTTCTATTCTACCTTTATTGTTTAGTTCTTTCTTTAGGGCGTTTTCTAAATCTTTTGACTTTGCTCTTGTTCTTACTTTTAAAGGTTGTTGATTTTCTGTTGCTGTTCTTTGTTGAGCAGCCGCCGCAGCTTGATTTTCTGCTATTGTGATTTCATTTAATGCGACTGTTTGTTCTTTTAACTGTTTAATTTTTGCTAGTCCTTGTTGCTGTTGTTCAAGAGCATCTTGTCTAGCTTGTTCTGCATTAGCCGCTGCTCGTAAAGCAAACTGTCCTAAAGCAGGAATTACCATTTTTAGTAAAACTCCGCCTAAAAATATAAATGCTCCAGCAAAAACTGACTGATTATCAACTATAAAGTTAACTGTCGGTCCAATTCCTTTATTTAGGAAGGTTAGCACATTTTGAGTTAAATCAGCAAAAGTTGTGGCTAATTTAGCAAAGGGATCTATAGGTACATCTGCAAATGCTTCAAATTTATTTCTGCCTTGTTCTAAGGATTCCTCTAAGAAAGCTTGACGTTTTTGGAACTCTGTAAGTTCTCCTGCTGCTACACCTATACTAGAAGCATATTTAGCGGCAGCTTCATTAACACGAACAAATAAACCAATCTCATCTAAGAGTTCAGGTTCTACTTTTATAACACCTCGGAATATTCTATCAAGAGCGTCTGGTACATTTCTACCAAGAGATACAGCAGCATTTCTTGCTACTTCCCCTAGTTCAAATATTTGGTCGCTTTCAAAACCTGCACTAAGAGCTAGTGAGGTGGATCTCATTGAGTTGGCGAAATCCATACCAAATCCAGAAGCTTCCTGTAACTCTCTGGCAGTTGATCTTATCGCTTGTCCAGAAACAACCTCAAGAGTTTTCATAGACTCCACTAAAGTATCAACTTGAGCTGCTCTTGAGAAAAGACCGAAAGCGGCACTTAAAGCAAAAACATTAGCAGCTAATAATGCATAGGCACGAACAAGTCCTCCAGACCCTCCGCCTTCCATACCTTGTTGCATTTTAGAAAAGTTTTTAGTTGCATTGGAGGACATATCTGCCGCTCCACGCATCTTTCTTCCATACAAGTCAATTTGTTTACCCGCTTTATTTGAAGCGTTTCCAACTTTTTTCTGAGCTTTTTCAAGTTTGGCTAACTTGAGTAAAACTCTATCAAAACCTTGCTCAATCGCTTGTACGACGAAAGTTGTTTGTTCTGTTTGTGCCATTATTTTTTCTTAATTTTACTAAACTCAGCTTTGAGTTTTCTTTGAGACTCTTCTACTTGTCTCGACTCCATAAATACTATTATTTCAAAAATGAAGTCTTTTAAATGATTACTTATGTCATATTGTTTTAATAAAAATTCAAAGTTAGTATAGTCTTTTCCTACGAATCCGACATCTCCATATACTCTATTTCCTAAAGAATGATAAATATTAACTCCATCTAGTACAGGCTGTGGAAAATCGCTCCATTCTACTGGGCATTTTTCCCAATCTACTTCTTGTCCTGTTTGTTCGCACATCATAAGGTATTGCTCCTTAGTCATGCCTACATCAGTATTATCCAGCTGGTTTTTCAGCTTTTTTAATAACAGGGTTTTGTTCTCTTGTACGAAAATTGTCTAAATCAAAGACTACCTCGTTGAGCCAGTTATCAAATTCACTTGAATTTTCAACTAAAAGAAAAGCATTGTCCTGACTAAAATCTAGTTCACTCTCAACATTTTGTCCTTTTAAGTCAACTAGTATTAAGTCTTCTAAATACTTAAGTTTTAATCCTTTCCAGTTTTTTACTGTTTTTTCTGCAAATTCTCTTACGAATTTATCATCATCTAAACTTTCTTCAAATTGTCTAGTTTTTCTATTAAATTTATTATTTAGGCAGTTTTTTCTTATGCCTTGTAACTCTTTTCTTGATAGATTTGCAAGTTCTACTTCAAATCCATCCAATCCTGGGAATTCTACCCAAGAGGTTTTACTATCTACTAGTAATGATTTTAATTCCATGTTTTCTCCTAATATGTTATTTGATTTCCTAAATCGTTTGGTGTACCAACTAGTCTAAAGTCGTACGTTTGTGTAAATACTTCTGTTATAGCAGAACGTTTAGTATACATACAGTCTGCTAAATCTGCATTTAAAAATATACTGCCATTTACTTTTGTTCTTATTTTTACAGAAGTACTTGTATTAAAAGTTTGAAACTCAGAAGCATTAGCATCACTATGAAATTGTGTAATATTTCCACTAACATTTCTATCTGTCAAACTATAGTCTGAAGGATACATTGCATTTGTTGCATTTGTAACACTCAAACTATTTTGAAGTGTTTCATATGGAGTCCACTGTATATTGTTTTGTACTTGTAAAGTTGCTGCAACTAAATTAGATACTGCACTATTATTTACTAATACATCTAATAAAGGTTTAGTCGGAGTTCTTGTGGTACTTGCAGATTGCAATGTACCAGGGAGTGAAAAGTTTTCATCTCCTACCCTACTTAGTTTTTTACCTTGTCCACTTACTATTAGTTCAAGTGGTCTATCTTTTCCAAATTGAAACTCTCCTTGAGTTATAACACACCCTTCTATTTTTAGTGTGCCATTTGTAGAAACTACATACATATCAAAAGATTTTAACTGTTGATCTCCTGATGTAGTAACTGTATCTGTTAAAAGTTCAAGTATAATTTGCTCATCTTTTTCTGTTGTTAAATGAGTACTAAAACTAAAATTGGCAGGATTTGCTTTAGTTATACTCGTTCCCCTAAACATTTTTGTCTGATCGTGTAAAGTCTTTACTGAATACGCATCTTCCGCAAATGTTTGAGTTAGAGTAAGATTGGGAGCAATCTTTACATTGTATCGATTACTCCCAAAATGTATATGGAGTTCGCTTTCTCTAAGAAAGTTAAATCCAGACATGATTATGCGGCTGTACTACCAGTCTTTGCATAACCTGTCTCTGTAAAGGTTGTTGAACCTTTAGCTTTTACTATCATTTCATCTGTTGAGGAAATGTTTGTACCTAGTGCCATAAACTCGATATTTGTTGAAATAACGTCAGCTACTTCAATGACAGGTATCTGTATATGTGCTTTTGGTACGTCAAACTCAATCACAGGAGTTGCAGAACTTCCGCCACCCATGAATAAACTCATATCAAATGAGTTAGTAACTAAGTTTGTTGCTGCTGATAAGTTCTTTAATAGCTCATTCGAACCATTAGATTTTGTATCAAGGTAGCAATTTAATGTACCAGATATTTGTCTTGTTCCTGTAAACGAACCGATAGGTTGGTCAACAATACCAAGAGTTTCTGGTGTTAGATAAGTAATATTGTTAGCTATAGTAATGGAGCCTCCAATAATATTAATGTCATAATCTGCAACTGCATCTAAACCACCTGATGCAGAACCTCCACCTTGTGCTGCGTTAGAAAGAGTTAATGCTGATAATTTATTTCTAAGATAATCTGCATCATTTGTTCCACTAACATCAACAAAGTTGAATTTTTCTACATTTGTAGTTACGATAGTTTGAGTTCCATCACCTGTGCCAGACACATTATTTGCTTTAGAAGGATCTTCTATAGCTCCTGCGGCTGAAGCTGTTAGCTGGTCAATACTTGTTGCATTACCAGACCAACTTAAGGTTGCTATTCCATCAATAGAGAAATCAATCTCTACTTGGTTAACTTGACATTCATTTAGTCTGTAAGTTGTATTTTCTAGTGCAAAATAGATTTGTAGTTTTAGCAATTCGTGAGCATTAGATGATGTAAAGTTTATTTGTGCATCAGTTGTACCATTATAAAATACACCTGAGTTAGTGGTCTTACCAGCACCACCTCCACTATTTTCATCTTTATCTGCAGTAGTCATTGTTTGGCCAGACAGTGCTGCCCAAAGAATATTTTCTGCAAAGTCATGTGTACCACTTGCTCTGAAACTAGCTGCTCCATGTTTGAAAGGTCTTGCATAAGTTTGAAAAGACCATTCTGCAGGTGCTAAAGAGTCATTAAATCTCTTTGAGCCCCTATTTGGAGTATCACCAGCTTCTGATATTGTTACATCAGTACTCTCATTTGCTTGGGAAAAACTATAACCATCTAATACACCAATTTTAAAAGTATTTGCATTTCTCTCGTTACCTTTGAATAGGCCGAGTGCTGTTCTGTTACCATCAAAAGTAGTTGTTTTTGTATTTGGTCCGTCAACTTTGACAGCAAAACCTGTGCCAGAACCTGAAGTTGCTGATTGTGCTAAATCTGCATTATCTGTTCCTGCATTGCCTTGCCCTCTTCCGTTGTTTGTTAATGTTACAGCAGTTACACCACCACTTCCATCAACATCGGTAACAATCACTTTTGCAGCAGTTGCGCCAGTACCAATAGTAATAACATCACCTTCTGCGTGGCCTGAGCCACCAGTTATATTATCTACTTGTATCAATCCAGCACCACTAGTATGAACACCATTTACCGTGCTTATAAATACTTGGGTATTTCTCGATAGATTTAAAGCCATTGCTTTCTCCTATTTATTTCTTTGGAAAGGATTTCGCTTGATTTTAATCAGCGTCTTCGTTTCCTAATATCGTACTTCAACAGTTATTTCTCCAACGCCCAAAGGGGCTATCGCGCCTTCATCAGTTGTAATACTTTGTATCGTAGCTGATGTCGTAGCTTCGCTGGGGTGTACACTGTCATCATACACTAATACATCATTATCGTCAATAATATTTTCAACATCTTCGATTAACAATGCTAATTCTTCTTGGGGATCATCATTACTATGTACATAAAGTCTTATTGATAGTAATAAAAATCTCCACTTAAATCCGCCAGGTTGGTATTGTCTGCTTTCGTCTCCTGCAACAACACATACCTTGGGAAATTGTTCAATTTCATCTAAAAAAGTAAGTGAACTATCTACATTTTCAAAAAGATTAATATTAAATGGGTGACTTCCATCAATATTTTTAATTTTATTTGCTAAAGCTTCTGCTATCTTTTTTCTCTGTGTTCT